CTTTGCCTGTTTTGTTCCAGTAGTCCTCGTAGTTTTTGTAGCCGAGAGATTTGTAGTAGGCGTCGAAGTTGCCTTGCCATTTCGGGTGGTCGGCTACGGCTTTGATCGCCTCGGGTGGAAGGACTTCAGCAGGTTCGGGGATGCGGTTCGGGTCGTCTGCGGGTTCTTGGGTGCGGCCAGTTTTGCCTGCGGGGGTTTGGGTTTTGGCGTCCTCTTCGGCTTTGCGTAGGTTCTCTTGCATCTTGTAGTCGATTACCCGGTCTACGTTTTGGCCGATGGCGTAGCGGTAAGCGGTGTCGAGGACTTCGGGGTTCATACGTTGGTCGCCGCTCATTGAGTTGATTGCGTTGTGGTATGCTTCCTTGACTTCAGGGATTTTCAGGAGTTCCATGTCCTTTGAGGCTACGCGGTCGGTTAGCTGGCTGATTGCGTAGGTGCCGTAGTTGCGGAGTTCTTCTATTTGGGCACCGTACTTTAAGTCGGCTTTTGCGTTTTCGAGTTTGGATATTTCACGTTGAATCTTCGATGCGCCCTTGCCCTCTTGTACTGCAACTTCGAATTGTTCGTAGAGTTGTTCGAGTTGAGTGTTGATTGTGGCCGTTTGTTCCTCGGGTGATGGTCCGCTTGGACGTTGTGGTTCGGACCTAGTTGGTTGACCGAACTGCTTGAAGGATGCTGTGAGTCCCTCGATCATGCCCTTCATTTCGGCTAGGTCTTCCTTGGTCGCGTAGGAAGGTTTCTCTTCCTGCACTTCTTGCTTTTCCTCTTGCTGTTCTTCTTCCCCATCGGGAAAGTATTTATCCGGCATTTTCTACCTCCTCGCGTCTGTATGCTTCGACAATGTGGCGGAGTTCGACGAGCATCTCGCGTTTGCCGAGCATTATCCTCGCTTTGTTGTCGTCACCGGCTGATAGGAAGTCGGCGACTTGGGTGTCTACACGGTTGATGGAGCGGGTCAGGTCGGTGTAGAAGTCACCGTAGGCTGCGGCATTGTTGAGTATTGTGCGCATCCAGAGCGGTGCGTCGGTGTAGACGACTGGTGATGTTGTTTCTCTAACGATGTTCTGCGGCATTACTTCTTTCCCTCTCCTCACGGATTTGTTTGATGATACTTAACATTTTTAAGTTTACATAATCCAGCACTTTTTGCTGTCCGCGTTTTCGGGCTTCGGTCCTTGCGCGTTTATACATTTCGAGTTTGTCGTATAGATGTTCGAGAGACATGACTACATTCCTTGTGGTAGTAGCGGTATCTCGCCTCCTTGGGCTGTGCCTAATCCTTGGGTGAACATCTGCAAGAGTTGGCCGATGGCGTCTTGCGGCTGTTGAGACATTGTAGCGTTGATCTCGTCCTCGATGTCTACGATGAACAGGGCGGGGTCACGGACCTGATCGAAGGTGCGGATAGTGCGGTCAATCATCTCTCCGGCGGCTTCGGCGATCTTCATCGCTACGGTCTTGACCTCGGGTGGGGTTTGTGGGTTCGATGCGATGGCTACGAGTTCGAGTGTGCGTTGGTAGTAGCCTGCAAGGACTTGTACGAGGAGCATGGCGTTCTGGCGGTCAGCTTCGCGGTTGATGGATGCGGTAGCGGCTGTGAGTTCGATTTCCATGTTCTCGTCGAAGCCTTCTCGGGAGAGTAAGGCGACTACACGTGAGCCATCCTCGACTCCAAGTACATCGTAGATGTGTTCGATTACCCTCTTGTTGCCAGCAAGTACACGTTCTTGGTAACGGTACATACACTGCATAATGGAGCTGCATATTGCCATCTTCGCTCCGTCGAATGCAGGTGTGAAGCGTTTGTTTACTTGCTGTAGTAAAGATAATGCAGTTATCCCAGGCAATCTGCTACCGAACATTTGCCCCCGTGGGGTAGGAGCGAGTTCGTTAGCACCCACGCGACGCTCGGCTAACTGCATCAATAACAGTTGGTTCTGCATGATAGATGGGTAAACGTCGGCCATTTGTTCGGGGATGAGATCGGATTGAGGATCGATGAGTTCGATCACTCGGTTCGGCCAGATGCGCATGTTGTCGGGGATACGGCCTTCGCGACCCTTCCAGATACGGCAGTTGGCTAGAAGGGCATTGAGGGTAGCGTAGTTATGTAAATCCGACAGCTCCTCTTGGTACGGTGATAACATCTGCATCACGCCGAGACCGTAAGGCATGTGTGCGCGACGTTGGTAACAGAAGATTTCGATTGGGCGACGGTCGTAGGGGTTGAAGTAGGCTGCGAGGACTTTGCGGGAGGTGCGGTCGAATACTACGTATAGGTCTTCGCGGATACCGTCACCGTCGATGTCGTAGTAGCAATAGGCGTCGATGATTTCGTATAGCTGGCCTGCGCGGTGGATGCCTTGGAGGTGTTTGCCGAGTGTTTCACGGCGGGTGGATACCCAATCTTGGGCGGCTGCTTTGGCGGTGAGTGATACGTCCCAACCGTTCTTCTGAGCGCGTTCGTTGACTTCGTGTTCGGTTAGCCAGAAGCGGAGGCCGATCCAGGGTAGTTGGTCAACGTCGGACGTTTTGGTGCCAGCGGGGATTATGCAGTCTTCGACAGGGATAGCCCATACGCGAGGTCCGCGAGTGATTACCTGTGCTACTTTTGTTTTGCGTCGTTCTTCCGTCCACGGGATGTAAAGGCAGCCGGTGCCGAGTTGTACGTCGTCGAGAATGGCGTCGTCTGATGCTTCACGTACATGAGCCTCGTTCGACGCAACCCAGTTGACAAAACGCTGGAATGCTTTAACAGCTGCTGCATGTTCCTTGTCTCCTTTGAATTTTGGGAGTCCGCGGCAGGTGACAAGTGGAACAGCAGTGTAGATGAGGTCGACGATTTGAGCGTAGAGTGCGTCGCAGGCGATAGCGCCGAGGGTGATTTCGATGTTCGGTGCGTTCTCGACAGGGAAGTTTCTGACCGGGTTCTTTGGGACGCCTTCGTATTGGCGCAGGAGTTCACGCCAAGTGGATTCGAGGGGAGCGCGGGATGAGATAGCGTCTTCGATTTCGCGGGTCAGGAACTCTTCGAGGTCGTAGCGGGATTCATCCGTCAACTCGACTCGCTGCCGTGTCTGGTGGACGTTTATATAACGTGCCATGAGGTTCCTTTAGGCGAGTTCAATGAGTAACATCGCAGTCATTGATGTACCGGTGAATGCACAATCGCTGACATCAATTGCAGGTCTAATACGTGCAGGCGGATCAAAACTAATTCTGTGGTCGCCTACAAGTGCTGCGGCTTTATACTTCCAAACAAGTGCGCCACTGCTTGTTCCGCCGGTTGAATCGCGGACTATGATAATGTCATCAGCGGCAGAAGGATAGAAAAGCATTGATTTGACAAGTAAAGTATCATTGTCTCCAAACGAAAGACCATTGCCTGCCACAGTAGAGCCTGCGTGCCAATCAACACCACTTGAACCATCCTCATCGAACAGGATTTCGATATATCTATCTGTTACAGTTGTTGTATTTGTTGATGCCATTCCAAGTTCCTTTAAGCAAGCTCAAATAGTAAGTAAGCTGTAAGACTGGTACCTAATGTGCAAGTGCTTACGTCGATAGCTGGCCGCATACGTGAGGGCGGATTGAAAGTGATACGATGGTCACCTGTCACTGCCGTAGCTTTGTACTGCCAAACGATTGCACCAGTAAGACTTGCGCCTCCACTAGAGTTCGAGATGATGATGACATCATTAGCGTTAGAGGGATAAAAGGTTATCGACTTAACGTAGATACCTCCCGGATTCCCTGGCAAGTCTTGGTCTAAGTACCAATCGGCTCCGTCAGATGCGCCAAGCAAAATTTCAACGAAATTATTGGTGACTGTTGTTGTGTTTGCTGCTGCCATTGTTATCCTTCATTTGCAATGTAGTCGATTGAGACCTCGACAGCACCGGCGCAGGATATGACTACGTAAATGCCGTTCTTACAGGACTTAGCGTAGCCAGGTGCAAAGCCGTTCAAGCCGATGACGGTTGCGTCGTATTCGGCTGTGGGGACTACTTCGGTGCCTGAATTATCGGTGCTGTCGTGGACCGTAATCGTTGGATTATTCGACCCGTCTGTGCCTATGAGCATACCAAGAAGCAAAGCAGGCCCGTCGGCTACCTTGGCAGACGCGGTCAGTTTAGTAACGCTTGCTACTCTCATTTAAAGTGTCCTGTACGCATCCAGCTATCAAATTTCTTGCGGATGGTGCGTTTGCGTAGTTGAGCTTCAAGGCCGCGAATTACCTCGCGGGCGTCTTCGAGATCGCGGTGAGCACGGGCGTATTGCCTGAGCTTCTCGCCGTATTTTTCTGCGGCAGATTGTGAAGCGATCTGGTATGCCATGCGGACGTAGTTGATTGGTTTGATTTCCTCGCCGGATTGTACGCGGTCGTAGATTTGTTCAAGTGCTGCGAGGACTTCGTAGTCTGCATAGCCGCGCTGTCGTCCGTGATCGATGATGCGCTTGATCTGAAGTCCGTGCTCGGCGTAAAAGTCGATAATGTCGGGGTTCATAAGTTATCCTCAAGGTCTATTATTATTCTATG